CTGGTCGACAAAATGATCCATATCCTATGATATTGCCATTCAATTCATATTTGGGTATGAAACACGGTGGATTATCAAAATCATACGTGCACCAAAAACAAGCCGATTTTTTATCAGGAGAAGAATCTTTATACAACTGTAATTTCAATTCTTTTAATTTAGTATTCAGATCTTTCATACTTATTAAATCATCTTCATCAGAATCCGTCGCATTACTGTCATCTTGACCTTTGCATTTACTACATACTGCCACATTATGTTTATTCGCATCAGTGTAAGCTAATGAACTTGATTCTTTTTCGGTAATCATATTGTATTTCAAATTTAGGGTTTCTTGATGATAGGTCATAATATTAGGAGGTATAATTGGTTTATAAGACAAAGGATCTTTCATTAAGCTATTCATATCTTCAGTATTGGGGTCTAAATCTTGCATTGAACATTTCAAATGTAAAATAATATTCGATGATTTGCTGATGTCTTCTTGTGGTTCAATCGGTTTCATCACTAACTTCCCACCTTTCGGTTTTCTTCCACGTTTTTTAGGAATATTGGGGTCTATGTCTTTGACTACTGCTGTTATCTCATTGTCAATTTCTGACTTTTTTTTCCTACCTCTTTTCTTTTTGATTACTTCTGGTTGCGGTGCGTCATTTATAACTTCGGTCATTATCTTTAAAAACGTAAAAAAGTATTTATATTGTTTAATAAATACTTTTGCAGAATTATGCCGTATTTTTATTCTGATAACATTGGCGACATAAAGATATATAATTATCAACGCCAACGACGACTTGTTCTTTTTCGGTTGATACCCGGTGTGAAAACAAAGCTTCATTATTGCATTCGCTACAATTTGAACGAAGTTTTGTAATATTATCACATAAAGGTATTAGATCCAAAAGATTACCAAATTTGCGTCTTGCGTAGTCGCCGTCTAACCCACATACATATACCCTTTTATTTGATTTCTCTACCAATTCATAAGTGTATTCAAAAATATCTTCAAAGAACTGCCCTTCATTAATTAATACAATATCGCAATTTTGAATATCGGGATGGTTATACAGTTCGCTTAAATTTTCAGAAAATATGCACGGAATCATAACCTTATCGTGTGTCGATAACATTTTATCATTATAACGTGTATCTTTTGAATAATTAATGGCAACCACTTTTTTATTTGTTCGGTTATATTTATTGTATATTTCGACAAGGCGTGTGGTTTTTCCCGAGAACATGGGACCGACTATAAGTTCCAGATATCCTGATGACATATTTATATACAGATAGAAAGCGACCAATATTTATATTCAATTTTTACTATACATTTATTTAATATGTAGATAAACACATAAATAACTAAATATTATTACTATAATGAAAATGCAAAACATTGATAATATACCGTGGGTCGAAAAGTATAGACCCGAATATTTTGATGATATAGTATTAGATAAATCGAATAAAAAAATGTTCAAAAATATATTAGATAAAGGATACTTCCCGAATTTACTTTTTTATGGACCACCCGGTACAGGAAAGACAACGACTATTATTAATATTATTAATGAATATAACAAAATGTATACAAATAACAACAAGGGGTCTGTCATACATTTGAATGCATCCGACGAAAGAGGTATCGATACTATAAGAAACCAGATATTACAATTCGTTAAAACAAATAATTTCTTTGAAAAATGCGTTAAATTTGTGATATTAGATGAAGTTGATTATATGACAAAAAATGCACAGCAAGCATTGAAATATTTATTGCAATCCTGCAATTATAATGTTCGTTTTTGTCTAATATGTAATTATATTAGTAAAATAGATGAATCATTGAAAAACGAGTTTATGTGCGTTCGTTTTAACCAATTACCTAAGAAACATATACATCGATTTATTAAAAAAGTAAGTGATTGCGAATCATTAGATATGAACGATGAATATATATATAAAATAATGGACATTTATAAATCAGATATAAGAAGTATGATTAATTTTATACAATTAAACAAAGATTCAAAGTACAGTGATATTAATATAATATCTAAAGGGATATTAGAATGTTTACATCAAAAATTCATAAAAAAAGAAAAATACGAGGAAATCATTGAATATATGCATATCACAAGTATCAAATACAATATTGATAAAATTAGTATCATCAAAAAATATTTGGATTATGTAGTGAGAGATTACGGTCAATTGGTATCCAATGAGTTTTTATCCTTTTGTGAAGTAATGTTGCATACTGAAGATACATCAATCCAGCGCATTATCAAATATATGATCTATGAATTGCAACATCAGTATTCGCTATAAAAATTGATAAATAAAATAACATAAAGCTATTTATATTATTTTAGAAAATGGAATCTATAGACGACGAATGGGATTGTTTTTTGAATGATAAACCAAACAATACTGTAGGTAAGGAAACTAATTTATTAGTAAAAGAAAGTATTAAAGACGTTCCTGTGTGTGAAGATTTATATATTTCGACGACTACCAAAGTTTTATTTTTGAATATTCCGATAGACATTAATGGTGTATTTTGGGAATTACCGGTTATAACATACGGCGATCCACACGTTGGAATTGTGAAAAAGCAAATGAAAATCATTTCAAAAACACCAGAAGAATATGAAATATATACAAATCGCCTTACTAACATACCTTATTATAAAGAACATATCATCAAACAAATACACAATCCAAGTGCAAGGAGAATCAAATTTAAGGACGAAAGAAAAATCACAGTCGGTATTTCAAAAAAAGATATTATGAATTATCGCGGCAAGGTTAAAAATGCATTTTATAATTGTTTTGCACTTATTATTCGGTTCAGATATAACAACATGTTCAAAGAAATACATATCAAGGTATTTAATACAGGTAAACTAGAAATACCAGGAGTATTGAATCATGAATTATTAACTCAGGTAAAGGGAGTGCTTTTATCGTTTCTTCAACCTCACGTTAAAGAAAAGCTGTATTATATTGAAAAGGATGTAGAAGAGAATGTATTAATAAACTCAAATTTTAAATGTGGATTTTATCTGAATCGTGATTCGTTATATAGTATAATGAGAAGTAATAAATATGGAATAGAAACTTCATATGATCCGTGCAGTTATCCTGGTGTTAAATGCAAGTTTTATTTTAATAATCATCTACCATTTGATTATTCATTGCAGAAAGGTTTGATTGAGCAAGAAGACCGTAATATGAAATTATATCAATTAGATGATAACAAAAAATATACCGAAGTCTCTTTTATGATATTCAGAACAGGTAGTTGTTTAATTGTCGGGAATTGTACTGAGAAAATTTTGAGATTTGTATACGAATTCATTAAAATAATTTTACACGACGAATATCAAAAAATATGTGTCTCCTGTGATATAGAACCAACAAAGGAGAAAAAAGAAAAGATTCGTAAAAGATGGATAACTATCATTGAAGAATAATTGTATAATACCGGACTTTTCATAGGATATGTTTTAACTCAATAAAAATTATATACGTTCTCATTCAACCCGTATATTTTGAATGAGAAACAAGGGATAGATCAGGAAAAATATGCATCAATATATTTGTCAAAAATTGAAAATATGTATATACAAATAGTCTAATGTAATAAACGAATAATCAATAATTAAAATCAAAATGAGTACTAACGTGAACAAGCGAACTATTGCGAAGAAGCTTCCTGTATTGAAGACCCTAGAGAAGGGTAAAAAGCAGATGTTGATTAAGATGTTTAAGGCAATTGCAAAGAATGCTAAGATGCAGGCCAAGATCGACGCCAAGGAAGCTCAAAAACAGGCCAAGATCGATGCCAAGGAAGCTCAAAAACAGGCCAAGAACGATGCCAAGGAAGCTCAAAAACAGGCCAAGATCGCAATCAAGGAAGCCCTAAAACAGGTGAAGATCGCAACCAAGGAAGCTGAAAAACGGGCCAAGAAAATGGAAATGATGTGCGGTACTGACTCGGATAAGAGGGTATCCAATGCCGATAAATGAAGATTGTATTATAAAATATGTAAGAGTTATTACTTTTTTAATCGTGAAAATAATACCAATTATAATATTTATACAATAACCAATTTAAAGCATATTTAACGTTTTTATTATATATGGATAATAGTGAAAATACTACCAGTTCTGGATACAGATTGCCTGATATCAAAACATTACAGCACGCGATCAAGCTATCGATTGTAGACGATAAACCAATAATGATGGATTATTGGACCAATTCATTAGAGAAAAATGTATTGATTGGTGTTAAGGAAGATAATGAAAAATTATTAGTCAAGAGCGAAGATGAATATACGAGTCCAATTTCTAAAATATACAAGGTGAATACTGAGTATATTATTATGACCGAAAATTCCATTTATCTGGTTGATGTTGAAATTCCGACTAAACGCATTAGCTCTTAAATAATACACCAATATTGCCTGATTTACACCTTCGGACATTTAAGTTCGCACAAACAATGCGAAAAAAAGAGGTTCAAAGTTAGGTCTTTTCATACCTGCGTAAAGTTTGATTATAAGCACTCGTTGAAGTGCTTTGATTACTTGTTTCTCTACATAAATAACTTGGTCTGTCTATGTTATTTATTGCGTTCTTTGCTATTTTGTAGATATTAGACGAACCATTGCGGTCCCTATTCCACGACCCACAACCATTCTTACAATGTAGTAGTCCGTGAATTAATCGCAATTCGTCCTTATTTTTCTTTTTGTTTGGGTGTTCTCGCACCATAAACTTTTCACATATCCCTCCATCGCATTTGGAACATTTACAGGAACTTCTAAACTCATCTACTAAAAACACATTATAGTTATTTTTTCTAAACAAAGTTCTGATTCCCTTTCCTAATGTAGGTTCTTTGTATTTCATTTGTTTTCGTTGTTCCCAATCACCTATACAAATAACCACATTTTCAGGATTATCATATGTTTTTTTGAAGTCGCTAATCATTTTTTGTTCGTTTCGTTTGATATTGATATATTTACCAAACTTCAACTTACGGAATAATTCTTTACGATAAAATCTAAATAATATATGGTTTATTCTATTTTTTTCTTGTAGATATTCTTTAAACTTGGTAATTTGTAGTGATTTACGATTAAAGTGTGATAGGTCTGTTTCATATTCTATGATGGTTTTTCCTTCAATCTTATTGGTTTTCATACCCAAAATAATATTATTGTATTTTTTCATCTTGGTTTCTTTTCTCCGTTGGTCTTGTGAATACCGAAATACATTCGCATCTTTGGAAGCATCATCTACGCAATAAATCAAGTCGGATTTTCCAGGGTCAATTCCTATAACTTTCTTATTTTGCAATTTGGAATAATCATCTAATTCATCAATATACAATTCTTTTGATATTCCCTTCTTCATCATAGGTAATTTCTTACCAACTAAATCATCTCGTAAAAATAAAATACTCAATCCAATTCCATCTGTGGAAACCATATGATGAAACGAAAAACCTGTTTTATTAAACATTTTTCGCTCCGTTCTAAAAAAGAACTTCCATATCTTATCTTCATTCTTTTTCAGTTCCCCTTTTGTTTTGAAAAATCCTTTTGTTCCGTGTTCTTTTCTCAACAATAGATTAACTAATGTAGTTGTATCTAATCGTATATATTTTGGCGTAATTTCACTTCGCAATGGAAACACATTATTAACACTTTCATCATCATTTTCAACTTGTTTCATCATATAAATCATACACGGCAAATAATCCATAGTTTTACACTTCAAATCATACATAACACTATTTTTTTCATACTTGGTTTTAGGTGGTAAAATATGTTGCTTTTGTTGTGTAATCCATTTATGATAATGATGATTTGATTGGTATGGTTTATCATCTACATTCAATAAATCATTCTTTATTTTTCGTAAATCAGCACAGAGGGTTCTTATTCGTGCATCACGCTCCATTTTAGTTTTTCCCAATTTTCTTATTTTATTCACAATCAGTTTCTTTTTCCAAACAACATTTACATATCGTTCAACATATTCTACATAGTGTAATTGTATGTTATTCTCATACATTGTGATAACATCTTCCTTCAAATAATCTAATGTAGTATTTAGTCCTGCATAGTCAATTGGGTCATTTTGTGTAAGAGGTAAATAGTGATGATTGTAGAAAGTGGTAAGTTTGTCTTTCATTTCAATCGTTTCTTTATTTGGAGGTTTTCCTCTTTTTTCAGTTTTCTCACCACAAACAACTTTCATAGAATTATTAATGAGTTCTTTGCTTACTATTGGTAATGTTTGATTATTGTTTTCATAGTAATCTAATAAATATAATTTCAGAAATTGTAAAGTATGAATAACAATCTTGTTAGATTTCACAACAGCATCATTGATTATTTTTGTATTAAGTTCAGGATGTTTCAATACACTTTTGAGCGAAGTTTTAATGGATTTGAAAAACTCTGGTGGTTTCTCTTTTG